CGCACAGTCGGGCTTGTCCTGCGGCACATTGCCCACATGGCGCATCTTGCACTTCGCGCCATACGAACACTTGCCTAGGGGGTAGAATTTGCACTCGCCCGCCTCCGGAGCTGGGGCCGCTGCACTGGCGGCGCGGACGATGTCGCCTGACACGATGACGTCCGCTGGCGGGGGTTTCTGTTTCGGCAATTCCTCGCTGCACAGAGGTGGCTCCATGATCGAAGCCTTACCTTCACGCACTCGCGCGAGCCACGCCTTGAACCTAGCGTAGTCAAAGCTCGGGAAGTTCACATCCAACTCTTCCTTCATCCACCCGCCTACATCCTGGTTCGGAAACTGGTCCGGATCCAGGTAATCGGCGTAGTAGTTGGCGACCCCGCGTGCAGCATTGTTCTTGCCACTAATCCCGTGGACTGAACGATACGCATCAGCGAGCTCGCCTATGATAGGTGTGTTGCGATCAGTCGCGTAGAACCCACGCAACTTCTCTTCCAGCTTCATTCGCGGCGTCACGTTGCTCGGTAAGGAGCCCGTGATGTGGAGCTTGATGACCTGTCTCCGGATGTCACACACCGAATCCAGTCCACCCGTCCATACATGTGGTGAGTAGTACCTGGCGAGAAAGTTGACTCCGCGCTTACCGCGCGTCGCCACTTCGGCTTCCAGCACTTGGCCAATCTCCTTCGCCGCTTGAATGTAGACCTCGGGGTCCGCATCAGCGGTGATGCCATCGTCTCCTCCGTACATGCCGCCCACACACACTTTCTTCCACGCTTCTGCCGGTGAATAGCCCATGCGTCTGAAAGTCTTATACGCAATGTAGCAATTATCCACGGAATTGAAGTCGGCCGTCTCTGATGATCCGGACAGCCGACTGAAGCCTGTGTCGTACTTGTGCCCTGTCGCGGTGGTGGCCCGTTGTTGGTACTGGGTCTCCATCACCTCGATCAGGTCCTCATGGTAGCACTTAGCGAAGAACCTAAGCATGAACATTCGTTCAAGGTGTCGGCACAGGTTCGAAATCCTGCCGTCACAGCGCGAGAGGTCGGTCATGGTCACCGACTTCGCCATCGCACACACGAAGGCCACGCCACAGGCGATCTCCAATGGGATCTTCCCGAACGCGTACCAAGCGAACACTCTCAAATGAGCCGAGAATGCGTACAAATACCCTGAATACTTGAGTTTTGTCTGTGGCGGAATGATGGTGATATTTCTAGGATCAGTGATCTTGCCAGCGGGCTCACGTTTCATGAAGGAGGTGGGACCCTTCTCCGACAGGCCTCCGAGCTCAGCCGCTTCATCGAGAATGTTGATCTGCGCTGGTCGGGACTGACGCTCGCGTATCGTATCATAATCGACTGGGTGGCCGGCATAGGGGATCGGAACTAGGAACTCAACGAACTCCTTCATAAAACCAACCTCCGTCGCTGACAACTCGAACTCAGGGGAGCGAACGCTCTCTACCCTGCCTTTCACTGCCTGCGTATCGTTGCCGGAACAGATAACCGGCACGTACGACCCAAGAGCCAGCGGCGGCATGAATGGCTCACAGGCCAGTTTTGACTCACCGTCATACGAATTCGGGTGGAACTGGACCGGAGCTACGCTCTCCGCTACTGGATAGACAGTGTCTGGCTTACGAGAAGTGACAGAACGGTGGTACTGGACAAGAACAGCTGCCGCTGCGTGGTCATCATCTCCCGTGATCGTCTTAACCTGGTGAATCGTGAGATCAACTTTGCCCAGGGAACTCTGGACTTGGATCGCATCATCGACTTCAGCAGATATGGTGGCTTTCAGGAACATATTGGCACGCCCAGTACTGCGTCGCATGCCAGTAGGCGCATGGACGTCCATACGAGTGAACGTTACGGGGACGCGCGTGCCGTCTCCGTTGTCGATAAATCCCTTTTCACACACTTGCAGTCGCGAGAGTGAGTGGCATTGAACTAGCCAACTCAACTTGATGAACGGGCAGGAGATGCGGGCGATGGGGGTCAACAAGACGATTTGGTGATCGCGGTCCAGCTGACGCCGATCCACGTTGTACACCACTCCCACCCTCCAGAAGCCGAACCAGGATGTTTCAGCCACCACTGTGTCTACGCCATAATTCCACAGCCGGTGATGGTAGCACGCTCCACCACTCACGCTGTAGCGAATGCAGTCTTCCTCATCAAAGGTGTAACTGTATTCCCCTGTGTTCTTACTCACGTCACCTGGCACCATCGTATACATCATAACGGGCGCACAGTGCGTGGACAGGAATTCCGGCATGTCTACGTAGTAATCCACATCAACCAGAGCATACATGTCCGCGTTAGTATCATGGGAGGACCTCTTCGCACTAAGATCCTTAGCCCAGAAGTACCTGCGCGATCCACTTCTGCCTAGCTTTTGGTCGGTCGGGCTCTGCTCCACAAAGTGGAGGTCCGCACCTAGGGATTGCGCCAAAACTGACATCTCGGCTGAAGCCCTACTTCTCGCGGCTGCGGAGTACCCATGCGTGTGATTGTTAGCGGCACGCGTCCTAACACGTAAGGACTGGCCGAACTTCGCTCGTATCAGCTTGGGCCGGAATCTGGGCTGCCTCGAAAAGCGCATCACCAGGTCGCAAAGAAAACTGCGAACTCCGTCCCGCATCCACCAGCGAATAAACCACACCACAAAGGGCACACTTGCAATCACGAGGACTACGAACCAACCCGTCCAGGGCTCCGCCCGGCACGAGTACCTGAACTCTTTGAGCGTCCAGGACGTTGGCCACCAATACGGACGTTCAGCATCTCGCCGCCCGCACGGAAAGCCCAACGGGGCCTCGCAGTACTCCTCCTCCCACCACCTGCACGCTCCTCTTTCGAGTTGCTCTGAACGCGCTGGCAGCAGGTCATCGCCAATGAAGGTTACTAGCCCCTGCAGCTGAACGACCAGCAGCAGGAGGGCGCGGGCACACGCGTCCAGTGGAGCACGGAGTACGCCATACACGCACAAGCCGCACCACCACACCCAGGAGAAGATTTTCTTAAACAACACAGCATACACGTAAGC